TCCTGCTCTTTGATGCCTTTGAGAATGTCTATGTATGTACGCCGCATCGAAAAGCACGGACCCAGCTTATCAAAACCCGCCGTGGTGATGGTGAATAACATCGGTTGCCGCCGCGCCCCCGTGGCTGATTTAAGCACGTTGTACAGATCATCAGTCTTGTGCGCGTGAAATTCATCGATGACGGCAAAGTGGGGATTTAATCCGTCCAATTTGTCAGAATCCCTGCTCAGGGGTTCCATTTTTGAAAGGGTCGATTCCATCGTCAGGGCGTGTGACCAACGCTGGATTTTTTTCGTCAGCGCGGAAGATTTACCGACCATGTTGCGCGCCTCCGTCCAACATATGCGCGCCTGCCCCCTGGTGGTGGCCGCCATGTACACCTCCGCCCCGTCCTCTCCATCCAACACCAGCATATACAGGGCGATTGCGGCGGCAAAAGTTGTTTTGCCATTTTTCCGGGCAACCTCCACGTAGGCGTAACGGAACCGCCGCGAACCATCCGAACGCATCCACCCGAAGAGGCACCAAACGATGAACATCTGCCAATCCGACAACTCAAAAGGACGCCCCGCGAACTCCCCCTTACTGTGACGAAGCAAGGAAAAGAAGGCGAACGCCTTCAAGGCCGCGTTTTTGTTGAAATAATACCCCGTTTTTGCGCTATTTTCAAGGTCGGAAAGATGCCGTTTAACCGATAAAATCTCCAATTCACCGGCAATTTTCTTTCCAGAAACCACGTTTTTTATGTAGGTTTCAACAAAATTTTCCCATATCTGCGGGTCTTTTTTCAATTGAAGTTGTCTAAAATCTGTTGTAATTCATCCTTTTCATCCGGTTTTTTTGCAAAACGCAACCCCGAAACCGGCGTAAATCCGAACTCCGCCGCCTGCTTCACCGTGATCGGTTGCAACTTTTTCCACAAATCCAAATATGGGTTTTCAATGAAGCCAATCACATTGCCGTTTTCATCGTACTTTTCCTTGAATTTCCCGGACTTTGCCAACTCATCCATGCACTCCTGCAAAATGTCAAGGTTGTTGGCGTACATGGCCAACGGCAGGATGTTGGACGCATTCAGCAATTCCAACCTGATCAAGTAGTTGGCATTTTCGATAAAAATAGCCTTCGCCCTTTCCGTTTTCAATGCCGAAAGATCAATGTCCTCAATCCGTAAAATTTCCGGCAGTGGCGGTTTCCCCGTCATCCGACACGGCTGGTCCGTGCCTCTGAGTTTCTTTAATTTATCGGGCGTTTTCTTCCTGCCAACCATAATAAAATATATTTATACCTTTAATTCGCTCAAATTGCACGCGGAAAAAGAAGGTGGGGACGCGATGGATTTATCATTTGCATTTACGATTTCCATACCCCTACCCCTATCATGTTGATAATCATTTGATTCTCATTTCGTTTATCATTCTCCTATCTTCGTTTCCTTTCGCCGCATTGCACGACTTACAAAGCGGTTGCCAATTCGATTTATCCCACGGGTCGGGGCATACCAGCGCGGGGATGATGTGATCAGTAACTTCCGCCCCGACGGTTCGGCCCTGGCGCTTACACTCGGCACAAAGGGGGTTTGACTGGCGGAATGCCCGGCTCTCCTTGCGCCATCGGTTGGTCTGGTATCACTCCCACCGGTCGGTCTGCCGGTTCTGGAATGGTCGCGGGTCACGCGGCTTCACCTTCCACCCGTACAATCTTTCCCTGCTTCCTGTCTTATACGGCATTGATCAAATCTTTAATCAGGTTAATCGTATTCATGCTCATCAACTTCTGCGGGGTTACGCGTATCAGCCGCCATCCTGCGCGTGTCAGTTCGTTGTACTTCTCCATGTCCGCTATAAACCCAGCGCCACGTGTATGACGGCCTTTTGTGAATGCGCCGCCCTCCTGCTCAATGGCGATCTTGTGGTCAATGATGGCGTAATCAATCCTCCACTTTCTTTCGGGATGAAACCGGTGTTCCGGCGTGACCGTGCATCCGGTCTGCTGACGTACAAATTCAGGGAATAAATCCATAATCAAATCACATTTATCAAAGTTAAACCACATTTACCCGTATTGATGCATGAGAGGCCATATTTTCGCGTTTTAATCATCGGGTGGTATATTTTATCATCTCATCGGAGAAAGTGCCTTAAAATCGGTCTCATCGCAAATAATTGTAATACGACAAATCTCTGTTGATGTAAAGCGGGTTTTTCGCCATTTTGAAACATTCCGTTAGGAAATAACCGTCTGCGTTGTATCTGTCCACAATCCAACGCGTTTCACCTATCAGTTCTCGCGATACGATAGCCGATCCTGAATCAATCCTGTCAACGGCAACCTCCCCGCCTATGCGCCGTTCGCCGTTTTTGAAAATTTGATTGAAATGGATGAAATCATAATCATCCAAATTTTTAACGGTTTTCCAAAGTTCCGGATGGATGATTGTATCGTCATCCAAAAAATAGACGTGGCCTTCATTGATGCGATCAAGAGCGCGGTTACGCTGTGCATGCCCCATAATGCTGGCTGGATCATGGATAAACATCACCTCATCTGGAACCTCATTGATATTCAGCGCCGGTATCTTAACAGGAAAAACAGAATCCACTACAACCCACCACATCCTGTTACCGCACGGAATTTCCATCACGTTGCGGGCAACCATCGGGAGGTTGTAAACCCTCGAACACGGCGTTACGATATTGAGAAACATTTCATTCATTCTCATGTGATTTATAATCTAATGACAACCGTGAACCCATTCCCCACCTTGTCGTCGGGGTCCTGGATCTTAAAATCGAATCCATAAAAATTCAGCAAATCCCGCATTACCTGGGGGAGGTACCCGTAATGGTGGCGATCCTCCCGGTTGGGGATGTCCTGATCGTAAGCTTCGATCAGCGTGGTCGGGGTGGCCGTAGGGGCGGTCTCCCCCGTACGCTCCGCATGGGGGATGATCAGGAAGATGTATTTGCGCGCCACGGACGCCCATTCAAACAACGCCTTCACCGGATTGGCAAAATGTTCCCACACATGGGAGGCAATCACAAAATCCACCGAATTGTCATCAAAGGGGAGGTCATCGCCGTAAGCCTCCACATCCACGGGCAGAACCGCACCGCATAGGCGCAATTGCTCCTCTATCAGATAGTTCCGCGATCCGGGGCGGTCCACGTTGATCGTGTCCAAATTGAATGGGTTATGCGCCGAACCTCCTATTTCGATGCCCTTCAACCCGTCAAGCAATTTATGTGCTAACTGCGAATCCTGGAATTTCATATCGGCAAGATCAGAATGGTAAATCGTCACGTTTATCCCATAAATCTTGATATATCATAGCGGGATCTTCTTTTTTGATCCAGTTCTTATTATCCCAATAATCAACTGATTTGCCGTACTGCTCATAACGGCCGTTGGTGTAATTGTAAATCAGATCCACGGAACCAACCGCGCCCAGATGTTTAAACTTTGATTTCTGTACAAACGTGGTAATTCTGCTATCCTCAAAATTTCTGTAAATGGAAATCCCGAAATCTGTTTTGTTGTAGAAATTTGCTGAACCGTTAATGTCATACATATTCGGAACATCCAGCATCCCAGTCGCCTTATCCTTCATCATCTTGCGCGGGTGTGCAACCAATATGATTGCAACGTTGTTTTTATGGCAAAAATTCACCAACTGATCCAGAAACCGGCTTATGTATATCGTTTCAGATTCCCCACGGGAAAATGTATGTTCCAGCTTATTGTACGGGTCAATGACAAACGCCCCGATTCCCTTCTTATATACCAGATAACGCGCCTTTTCCAATATCCTCTCAACGGTGAAATCCTCATCCGGCATAACCCAAAAATAATTCCCTGCCATGTAATCCACGGCATCGTCAAAGTCGTAAAGAGATAATTTATTTTGGGTGAACTCACATCCCGTTAATTTGCTGATGATTTTCGATTGGTGTAATTGAAGGGGGTAATTCTCCGGTGAAAAATACCCGATCTTAACGCCGTGTTGAAGGTTTAATTTTACTAACCAATGATCAACCCATTCAGATTTTCCATGCCCGGGTACGCCCGTAACGGTGTATAAACGCCCCTGTTCAAACGAAAGGATCTCATCAATGGGTTCACCTATCGTAAGTCCTTTGTTTAATCCCTGTTTGTATAATAACCGCAAATCGTCAATCAGATCCGTGGTGGTGAAAATCCCTGATACCGGAAATGGATCTTTTGCATTGATAACCTCCGTTAATCCTTCTTTACCGTATTTTTGCAGATATTCGTTTGCATCCTTGCAATCCCGGAAATTTACCTTTACGCATTTTTCAACGCCCAAACGCGCCGCCAGTTCATTGCGAAGATTAACCCCAGGAAGGTCGTTATCCGTGGCCAGGATAATCTCGGTTTTGTTATCGAAATATTCAATGCAATTATCCAGGTATTGAAGATTGTTCTTCCCTGTGCTTGCCCCGTTCGGCACCGATACCACGTTATGAATACCGGCCTCATAAAAGGAAAGGCAATCAATTTCACCTTCAACGATCACCACGGATTCAGTTTCCTTAACTGCATCAATGTTGTAAAAGATCAATTCTGCATCTTTGTACAACTTGAAATATTTGTTTCCTGTGCGATATTTTACGTTGACCAAATTACCATCACGGAAATAATTAAACTGAACGGTGTTCATCTGCTTCTTCCCCTGTGGCATCCATTCCCGACCTTCCGTAATCTTAAATTGGCGTAGAGTGAATTGGCTGATTCCGCGACCTTCAAACCATTTTACAAGGGCATCGGATAATTCGGTGTTATTTTGCCATTGTGGTACGGCGTATTCTTTGCGTGGTTTAAATTCCTTTTCGATTACAAATGCCGTCTGGCAATTATGACAAAACCCTGCTTCCTTTTCGTGGTTCCATGAAAAACATTTTACCTTTTGATTCTGCGGTTTCCGGGTGTGCGAACACTTAGGACAAATCTGTTCTTCTTCTCCTGATGTTTTTGTGAAATGAACATCGAACGGGCGGCGGTTATCAAGATCGATTATTTTCATATCAATAAACCATTTTACGATCCCAATTTTCCGGTTTCGATGTTTGTATCCTCATCCAATTCACAAAATGGTCTTTGTAATCGGGTTCATTTTTTGGGATGCCGTTTTTTATCTTTTGGTCTGCAATAAAAATATCGGTAAGGGTTTGGAACTTCGGAAATGATAATTTGTATTTCCGTGCGGTTACGGTTGCTGAAAAAACAGATTCAAGATATTGTGTGTTTTCTTTTATGCAATCAAAATTGAATTGCTGTTCTTTTAATGTAGTACTTTGTTTAGAACTAATATCTTTATCTATATCCTTGTCTTTGTCTTTTTCTTTATCTCTATGTATAGAGTTTATATAGACTATATATAGTCTATGTTTTTTTAATAGATCAATGTAAGACTGATGAGGTCTATTCTTACCTCCTTCCTGCAAAACACCGTACTGAAAATTTATGAAATCGACAATCCAGTATTTTTTACCGTTAAATTTTCTTAACCGTTCGCCAAAAACATTATCAATGTCATCGATAGTGTATTCATACCCTATAAGCATTGACGCAAGTTCAATATCCTCTTCCCAAACGCCAACTTGGTCGCAACTTGTCAAAAGATAAATCCATAACAATTTGTGCTTCGGATTAAGTTTCCGAAACCATTTATTTTGAACCCATATTGTGGTATCAATGAACCGCTTTGCCATTTTCAATAATGTTTATCAGTTCAACCAAGTCAATATTCCCTTTCAATGCAGAAATTATAATCGTTCCGGCTATTTTCTTCATTGAAGGGTCATCCGCTTTTTCGTGACAATCGATGCAAAGGGTGATGAGTTCTGAATCATCATAATCCCACAAATGCCGGTTTTTCGCCCTATAAATGTGGTGTGCCTCTATCCTCCTGGGGAGTGACCGAAAATCCCTTTTACATATCTGACATACATATCCGTCACGCATTTTTATACGAGCTGACATTTCATCCCATAATGGGTGTTCATATTGTTCCTGTAAACTCAGCATA